AGTGTACGTGTGCTTCAGCTCCTCCTACAAAGTTGTAGAACTCTCTGAAACCAGAACCTGTTTCAATATCAGAAAATCTTTCACCATATTCACCCCTAGCAGAACCTTTTCTAAAAAACTTAGTTCCTTTTGCAAGGTACTTGTTATCTAAAACGGCTGCATTGTTGTTATTTACTAACTGAACAGTATAGACATAACCGTCACCTGCAGGGATAATATCTTCTGCAGTAATGTACAATTCAAGTCCATTATACTTATCATAAGTTATAATGTCCCCATGTCCAAACGTTCTCTTGTTGATCTTAATCTTAAACGTAGTTCCATCAATACCTTTGCTATCATTAGCAGGTTCAATGTCAGCCACAATATAAGGTAGATCCTGTGCAATAGGAGTTTGCCATTTATACTCACCTCTAGCATTGTCTACTAATATTGTATTCTTACCTCCAAATGAAGCCATTTGATATAAAGGCATTTCTACCTTTTGGGTCATTGCCCATAAATCAATTGGTCCCATATCCATAGGCTCAGAACTTCCAAGCATCTGGGTAAGGTGGTACGAATCAACATGAGAACTTGCTTTATAGCTTGTATCTCTTAGGAAAATCCCATTATTTAAAACTGGAGTTGCCATAATTTTGATTGTTTTTGATTGTTAATAATTAATTTCAGTTTATATATTTAATGTTAAATTAAATGCGTTTAAAAATGTTGTTAGCTCTAGGTATCTTTCTCTTAGCTGTTCTTTTAGCTTCAGGCTCTTTGTCTTTAACTCCTAATGAAGTTGATCCACCTGAATTTGCTTGTTCAGTTTTGAGCTTTCTTACCGTTTTCTCTATAGTTTTCTGAGCTCCTTTATCCATAATCTTTGCTTTATATCCTTCTGGATCTTGCAATAACCATAATGCTTCAGATATCAAACCATAGTTTGGCTCAACAAATTGATACTTTTCTAGTAGGTGACCAAGTAAGTTAGTGTTCTTACCACTTACAGATGGATAAGAAGGTTGAACTAAACCATTATAAATCATGGCTTGTGTCTTTTTATCTATCTTGATATCATTGATCTTGCCTTCTTTCAAAGTATCATATACGTTCTTCATGTATTGCTGAGATGCTTGCTGTTGCTGTTTCTTCTTAAGCTCTTGCTCTTGAAGCTTTCTAGCTACAACTTTTTCTTGCATCTTATCTAATTTAGGTTTAAACTTAAGAGCTTGTTGCTCAAGCTTTCCTAAATCTTTCCATATTTCTATTTCCTCAGCAATCTCTTCTGCAGTACCATATCCTGTAGCAGATAGATACTCAGTAATAATTCTTTCTTGATCAGATGATTTTTTAACATCTAATGTCTTTGCTTCTTCTACTTGTGATAAAGTAGAAAATAAACCTTTAAGATCTTGACCTCCATCAGCAACATATCTAGCTGCTATCTGGAGTTCTTTTGGTAAACTTTCAAAGAACTGTTTAGGAGTTTCTTTTCTAACTTGTCTTGCTCTTTCTTCTAAATTAGCCTCTACAAGCTCCTCCCAATCCTTTGCCGTATATTCTTCTAACGGCTTATCATCATCAAAAGGTACAATTTTATCATCTTTAATAAGCTTTGAAAATACATCACTTATACCAGATATCTTTTTTCTACCTCTAGTTTCTTTCTTTTCATCCTCTTCAGAAACTTCATCTATAGAATTGATTACTTCATCAATGTCTACTTTCTCTTTTTCTTGAGGTTTCTCTTCTTTTTTTTCTACAGCTTCTACAGTTTCTTCTGTTTTAGCTTCTTCTTTCTTTTCTTCTACTTTTGCATTTAAATCATCCTTATCATCTTTATCAGGATCTGCAAAAGATAAATCAGATTTTTTACTTAAATCTGAAAAAATATTTTTATTTGTTTTTTCCTCTGGCAAAGTTACATCCGCACCACTTGGTGCAGCATCAAAGATTTCATCTAAGTTAATATCTAAAGTCTCAACTTTGCTATTCACAGTTTCGGTTTTTGTACTCATAATATTTGTTGGTTTTAATATTAATATTCATCTATACATATATAATATAAGAATAATCTTTTTAATTAAACTTATAATATTTTAAAAAAATAAAAGTTTTTAGCAGTATATAGCTAACAGTTATTTATCTTCCTTATCTTCTTTTGAATCCTGGACATCATACTTATTTTTGTTTTCTCTTGCTATGTCCAATTTTGTCTGTGCAATGTCTCTTTGTGCAGCTATTTTTTCACGTTCTACATCTAATCTATTGTTTTCCATAGTCATTTTAGAACTGTCTTTTTCTCTCTGCATATTTACTTGTTGTTGATATCTAGTAGACTCTTGAATTTCTTTCATTACATCTTGATAATCAGATTGTTTATTCTCATTAATATCAACCATAGATCCATAACCTGCTGCTCTAATCTCTGCAAGCAGTATATTATTTTGTCTATCTTTTTCATTCTCATCTATTTCAACTTGTAATTTCATCTGCTCTTCAGCTTGCTTAGCTTTTATTTGTTGCTCTTGCATAGCTTGTTGTTGCTGCATTTGCTGCATTCTTTCTTTTTCTTGTCTAGTTTGTGAGTCTTTCAAGATGTCTTGTACCTCAGCAATAGAGTCAGCTTTTATTATATTACCTAATTCATAGATGCTTGCACCTGTAGTATTATTTGTTAGAGCCATTTGTTTAAGATTTTCTAGTATGGCTCTGTGATTAGTTTTAGTTGTAGCAAAAATATTAAAGTCTCTCATTAATAAATCTGTTCCATTTATCATAAAGTTTACTTTTTCTGCTTCTGATGAGATGTATGATAATCTTACACTTGGATTTGAACTGTAGTAGTATTGTGCTAGATCTGTTCTCATCTGATGTACTCTTGGCATTAATTGATCAGAGTGTTGTACAAAATACATCTCTGTTTGTGCGTATGATTGTTGCATAGCTTGTACTACACCTGTTGCTGTTTGAGCAGATACAGCACCTCCTAAACGTTGTGGATTGACACCTATAGCATCAAAACACTGTTGTTTGAAATAATTAGCAAGTTGAATCCTAGACATCAACCTATTAGTCTGCTCCATGTTTAGAGTCTGATAATGATTAAAGTTAGTTGCATTCTCAGTATTAGTAATTGATGTGTCAAGTGGTAACATTTGAAAATCCTTCATTGCTACCCATGCTTTAGCATAATTATTTTTGCCCCAATCTTCACCCATAGAGTGACGTGGTAATGCATTTTGATCAAACATAATTACTGTTCCTAATTCATCTATTAGAATATCAGCAATTTGGTTATTAACCATATTGTATCCAACTTGATATGCTTTCATAAGATCCACTAAAGATGTAGACCTTGTATTTCTGTCAGAGAAAACTCTACCTTCTACAGGAAGTTTACACCCATAAAGTGTATTGTTACCTTTGAATTGGAAAGGTAATCTCCCAGGTTTAGTTCTATTAATACCTACATAAATTGGATTTATATTATCTCCCATAGTAGATCTCCACATAGCTGGTAGATTTGGTCCAATCTTTACACCACCCCATACTTCATTGATCCATATCCAATCCATATGTTCACCTTGGAGTAGGTTCTCTTTAGTTTTATTTTTAAATATAGATGTATCATATACAGGTTTTTCTGTTATCTTGAATGTCTCATCTACTATCTCCTGAGTTACAGTACCATCTAATTCAATCTTTGTTAGGTGACCAATTCTTCTTTGAGTTTTCCAATATATTGTTGATACCCTCATTAAATTACCTTCATCTAAAGGAGTCATATCTTCTGAGTTATCTAATATCTCACTTAGTATATCTCCTCCTACTTTAGGATCATTCCAATAATTACTAGTATACTGTCTATATGCTAAACCAGGCATTTGTGTATTCCACTCATGTGATCTTTCTGGATCATAATATGCACCATCATTTTGATAGCCATTTACCTGATATAAAGATGATCTTGCAGGATATATTTTTTGTAATGACTTAAGTTGTTTTTCATTCATCAAGTAACCGTATCTATCAATTACATCAGCTACTGTCATAAGATCTACTTTACCTGCATAGTTTGAATCAGCTATATATCTTTGATCTGGTGACTTCTGATAGAATGTTAAAACAGGATTCCATAACTCTACATCATAGTCATCCTCTAACATACGGAAATGCCAAAACTCTCTATCAGAAATAAGCATATCTCTAAATGCTCTTTCTTCTAGTTCTTGCATATGAAATCTTTCTTCATCTACTGCAAGCTGATGTGATGCCCATTCTTCAACTAAGCTTCTATAATCTTTGGAAAAGAAGTCTTCTATCTCTGGTAAAGATTTTAATCCTTCTGGACTAAGTTGTTGTTGTGCTTCTTTTGATCCTGGGTCCATGCCCATCTCTAGCATTCTTGCAACAAGTTTTCTTTCTGCATCTGCTAGTAATGATTCTTCTACTTGTAATCTTTTTTGCTCAAGCATCTCATTATATGAAGTATCATCTACAGCTCTAAACTGTACTTTGGAATATCTCTTAGCAAACTCACCTGTAAGTACGTTAATTACGTTTGGAATTATAGGATAAAATTTTAGTTCCAGTGCAGAATCATTTTCTTGAGTTAACACATCCATAAGATCTTTATAGTCATTGTCTGGTTCTACTATGTAATCAGACTTGTCTATAACACCTTTTGCTAACTTATAATTTTTTAGTAATCTTCTTGCGTTTACACGTAGAAATTCTATACCTTGTAACTCTAACCAATCCATGTTCCAAGCAGCCCAATCATCAGTTTTCTTTGAGTACGGTAAAAACTGTGTTGGTTGCGTTAGGCTAGAAGTAGTAGGACCGCTTTCTGCTTTGGCCCCATTCTTCAATTGCATTGCATTTAATACTCTCATATTGGCTATTTTATATTTTTAAATCCAGATCTTCTAATTTTTTGACCTCCAAAGCTTCTTCTACGGCCTATATTTTTAAACGCACTGGTATACTTTAATTTACTTATTTTTTCTGAATTAACCAAAGAATCCCCCTCTGATTCACGCCTTTTAGCATATCCTCTATTAGATTGTTGTATTTTGACAAATGCAACTAATGCACCAAAAGCTACTAATCTATCCACGTTTAGTCCAGGATAGTATGCTAGCATTTCTTTTAAAAGCATTGGGTCAGGTATACGCTCAACTCCCAAGGTCTGTTTCATTACATTACCTTCATCATCTAAATCTTCATCAATAACTTCTCTTATAAATTCAATTGCATATGATATCAAATGACTCTTAAATAATGTACCTGTGTTCTTCCAACCATACTCTTGATAAACTGTTCTATTAGATCCTAAGTCTTTTAAAAATAATATCTGTTGTTTAGGAACAAGATACCTTTGTTTTTTCCTAGCTATCATATGCTGTATAAACAAAGAAATGTTATTCTCTACAATTGTCCATGCATTATACCATTCTATTATAAGTTCAAGTCTTTCATGGGTTTTGTTTATGTCATCAAACCTACCGCACCAAGCAGCTACTATTTTATCTTTTTCTATAAACTGTTCTACATCACCTGCTTCATTTGTACGTGTAACTTCTGTTGCATTCTTGTAAACAAAAATACTACACAATGAATCTGATGTTGTTGTTTTACCTTCTGATACAGGGTCAATAGATGCATAGTAAGAACCAAACTCTGGTCTTTTCTGTGCAGGACGTTCCCAAACAACTATTGATCCAGTTTTATCTGTTGCTTTTTTATCTACTGGGAATTTACTTATTGGTAACTTACTTGTCCTTTTTGCAATTATCCCTTCTTGATCCCTATCTAAATCTATTAGTTCATAAGAGTAATCCTTATCCTCAATCTTTTTCATTTGCTTTGAAAGTATACCTTGAGGAAATATAGATGCCTTTCTATAAGCAAATGCTTCAGCAATATTTTTAGGTTTCTGTGATATCCTTAGTTGATATTGCTCAGGAGATAATTCTGACTTCCATCTTTCTCTTTCTCTATCTATAGCTTGTAGTGCTTCTTGAATCTCTGAATTGCCATATTCATCCAAATAAGGTGGCATAGACCACTGTTCTGGAATAAATAGACCTGCCATACCAATTGTACCATCAGCGTCCATTAAATCTGTTTCTACAGCATATATATCATTTGATGTAGGATTTAGAATCATATCTTTTAATGGATTACACTGTTCCAAATCACCAACAGATCCTGCTGCTATAAACATACCTGTTGTTACCATACCAGATGACATTGCAGGTCTTAGGTATTCATATGTTTCCATCATCTTTGGTGCAATACCTGCCTCTTCATGAAAGAAATAAGTACAAGGGCCACCTACTCCAGTAGTTGCATTTTTCTCAAATGATGCACCTTGTATCTTTGACTTAAGACCTCTAGATGTTTTTCTATTACCAACTTTGACTTCTATCTGTTGTTGCCATAGCAAAACTTTCTCTGGATTACTTGGTCTGTACCATGCAGTATGTTCATTTAAAAAAGTTTTATACTCTTCTAAAAACTTCCATGATCCTTTATCATTAATGTAATCTTTTAAAGATGCTCCTATCTTACAAGTACTACCCTCTTCAAACCAATAGGTATTTATAATCTTACCCATATGAAAGTAAGAAGAGGCAATCTGACGTTTTTTTAAAATGGCTGAGTGTTGATTATTAAGTTCTGCTAATAGTTCATATAAAGCCATATGATACTGTGCATCACGCACTTTAGCAAAACCATACTTCTTTTCTTCTTTATCAAAGATAGGTAAGAAGTTTAACCACATATAATAATCCCTGGTTAAATACCAAGTCTTGTTATTATTTTTATATATTACACCCTGTCTACATTTATTCTTTTGATCTTCCCAATAAGTAGTAAAATCTTTAGATCTAAATGGTGAGCTACAATACAAACCATCTTTATTGAATCTTGTAGCTTCTTCAACAAATATTAAACTTGTTTCATCAAATTCATACTTGCCAGGTTCTTTAAATATATCAAATATAAATTCTTGGAACTCTGTATCATCTTTAAATTCTGTAGTGCTCCATGTTCCATTATCATATGTAGGTATAATCCTACTCATATCTTATAATAGCAAATACGTCTCCTGCTTGAAGAAGTAAATGCTCCACGCCTTCATGTTCCATTGGTGTAGGCATAGCATGTTCAGCATACTGTACTTCATCTCCCACTTTAATCTCCTGTACTTCAGCACCAACACCAACAACTGTACCTTTAAACTCTTTCTTTTGAGCTATTTCTGGTATAATAATTCCTGATGCCGTTTTAGATTCTGCTGCTTTTCTTTTGATTAACAATCTTTTGCCTACTGGTATAACTACTTGTTTCATATGCTTACACTTTTTTCCAAGATCCGCTACCACCAAATGCACCTAGTCCTTCACCTACACCTACTGCTGTAGCGTTACCACTAGTACCCCATGTTACTTGTAGTGCACCACCATCTTCTGCAACAAATGCTACTCCAAATGTAGTTGCTTTTAGTAATGTTTCTTCACTACCAAAGTAGATCAGACCTTCAGCTTCAGTATCTCCTACACCTACACCTCCAGCACCACCTTCAAACTCATAGGTGTTTCCATTATTGTCTTCAAAAGTTACTGTTACATGTGAGTAAAATAAATACCCCTGGACACTAATTGTACAACTATAAGTAGTTACACCATCTGTATCAGCATCCCATGCTCCTGATGGAGCTAAATCTAATAATCTTGCATTCCCATCACTATCAGGTGTGTTAGGATTGATTCCGTTTGCTGCAAACCATTTGTCTGCTTTTTTTCTTCTGTTCATAATTTTAATTTTAATTTTGGTTTATAATTGATCATAAGCTAATCCTGCACCTCCACGTACAGAACTCTCTTGTTCTTGTTTCATATCTGTAAATGCTCCTTTGTATGATTGTCTAATGTTCTCAAACTTTGCAGCAGCATTTACCATAGCATTAATGTTACCATCTCTACCATGCTCTATTTGTGTCACCTCCATATATTTAGCTAACCTATCTAGCATAGATTTTATACCAACATAGGCTCTATATGTAGGAGTTTCATAAAGTTTCTTACACATGTCTAATGCGTATCTAATACTGCTGTCTTCAGGTGACTCTTCCAATTCTATTTCTTCTATTATAATTTCTTCCTTTTCATGTTCAGGTAAGTTAAAGAATGGATTCATATCAGGATTAGGGCAAGACATATAAAATACATATTGATATACCTGCATATGCGTATCAGGATATTCCTTCATAATTTTTTTTAAAAACGGCAATGCATAACAATGCTCAGTTAATACAAGCTTGCTATTTTGTACATCAAATAATTTTACTATCATTTCTTTTTATTTTTTAATAATTTTTTAAAATCATTGTAGTTGTGCTGCAATGTAATTGCTTCTGATTGTCCATCAATAAATACATCCGTGTAGTCATTTTTAAACTCATCAGTTGCTTCATGAAAATATTGCTTACACCAAATAACCTTATCTAGGTCAATCATGATTTTGGTATTCTCAAATCTAAAATCTGTAGGTATCTTAGAGTGTTTAGACTGAATAGCTATTGCTACTATAAATTCTTTATATCTCATTTTTGGTTTTCTTTAAGCCACATTATTAAAGATCTTACTTCATCTTTTAAATATGGAAGTTCATACATTTTTACTGTATCTAATACTGGTTCTCCATTCACATGTTCATTAATTGGATATCCATTTTTATCTGTTCCAACTTGTTTAAATTTTACATGTTGAATATTTAGCTTACCAACCTTTAGTTTTGGGTTGTGCTTTTTAATAATATACGCATAAATACTTAATTGTAAGTTATAATGATTAAGATTACAGTCATCTAAATGGTTAACAGGTCTAAACATTTTGTTAGTTATACCTTCCCAATTAGTAAATCCTTTAGTCTTTATTTCTTTATTAGTCTTATAATCAGTAATATTTATATACCCATTTACTATCTCTACCAAATCTGCTTGACCACAAAGTTTTGCAGATTTAAGATATACTAAATGCTCAGGATATACACCTTCTTCTAATTTTTGATTAGGTGCTATCTTATCTCCTGTATCTTCATCAAACAATGGTTTTATGATAGGTACTTCCGTACCATACTTTTGAATTGTTTTGAAGTCTAACATGTCAGCTTCTCTCTGATCATGATAAAAATTACCTAGCTTTATTGCTCTTTCAGTTTCACCATCCCAAGCAGCTAGTATTTCTTTAGGAGACATACCATACCATTTAGATCTTTTGTTCTTAGATGACTTAAGTGCTTGTCCTTCTCTATCAAACTTAGGTTTAAATTTACCTATGAATGATGTAACACTTAACCAATCTATTTGATCTTGATCAGTACTTTGATAAATATGCCCTTCTTCTTTAAATAATATTGCCATCTTATGTGCTTGTTGTTGTCCAATAATGGTCTTTAATTTCTACTTCTTCTCCATCAACATATTCTAACTCATATGTAGTTCTTAATACCACTTGTTGTCCAGGTTTATCTAATAATATTCCTGCCTCTTCTGGTGATATCTCACCATTTTCTAATAGTTCTATAACTATTTGTTCTTTACTTATTGCCATTTTTTTCTATTTGTTGGTTTATAATATCTTCTTGTTCTTCTGTTACAACAGCATCCCAGTAACCTTTTGGACATTCAGTAGATAGTGATCTAACTTTAAATCCTAGACTACATCCACAATCTTTACAGCAAGGTTGTGTTTCTGGTACTAAACAGCTATCACCAAAAGCATCAAATAAACTACATTTGATACATATCTGAAATCTGTCTGTTGCCACAGCTTCAACATGTTCTTTCTTAAATACAGTATTCTTTATACCTTCAGCAATCTGATCTGCATTCTTGAAAATACTTATATATTTCTTCCAGCTTCTAGCCATTTTTAAATTTTTCTTTATTTAATAAATCTTTATGCATTTGATCAAGTGCTAATTCCATTTGTTCAACATCTTTTTTAATATCCTCACTTTTTGCATATCCATTATAAGTTCTTTTTGCAATATTGCCAAGCAAACTTTTATTTTTCATTATTGCTTTTTCAAGCTTAGTTTTTCTAAGCTCAAATGTTCCTAAACCTTGCAAATAGATTCTTGGAAACTCAAGCTGAGATAATTTTTTTCTAACCTTTGCATAATAAAAAGTAATGAAATCTTCTACAACTTGTGGATGAACTCCTACTTCTTTAGCAATATTCTCTCTAAACTCCTTGTGTGACTTGGGTCTCATTTCCTAAAATCTTATAATCTAACAAAACAAGACCTTCAGTCTGTATATTTATATCTGAACTAATAGTAATAGTTTTTTTATTATTACCTTTTTTAATTAGTAAGCCTTTTTTCTCTGCCTTAGTAATTGCATTACGTGCAGATTGAGGACTTTTAAATATATTCTTAAGGACTAACTGTAAACAAAACTTAGTTAGTTCTATATCTGGCGTTTTAGAAAGCTCACATAAAAATTTTAAGTCAGATCCTGTTACTAATATATTGTTAAAAAAACAATAAGATAGTATTTGATACTTAATTACAGTATCCATGTCTGTCTTTAATTTAAAATCTACTTTATTTACTAATGCCATATTATAAACTCATAATCATATCAACAAGGTCTGGATGTGGATAACAGTCTGACTTACCTCTTCTTACATTACCATGGACTAATAAACCTTTTACTTTTCCATAGTATGCATCTTCTTGAAAGTCAAAACCTTTTGTTGGTCCATACTTTTTGATAAATTGTTTTAAACCTAATCTTATGTCAATTTCATCCCTATCACCTACATATCTTATCCATTTTTCAGTAGCTTTGATTTGCTCATCTGAATAATTATGCCAATGTAATTTACCTTTAAACATCTCTGGTAATTCTATGATTTGATCTTCAATACATTTAGATCCAACATATGTAGTCATTGTTCTGCTATCCAAATAACCCATACTACATATTTCTAATCCAACTGAATGTCTATTCATATAACCAGATCCTGTTTTACCTAGATGAAAACCTTGACAACCTTCTGGAAATGCTTGAACCATAACACCATCATACTCATCATCACCATTTCTGTGATTAATTCCTCCTAATACAAACTCTGTTGCAATTCTACCTCTACTATCTCTACCCCAATGATCAATACATCTATAGGGATTAGCATTTCCTGCTGTATGATGTAAGAATATATATTCATTATTTACAGGTCCTTCAACGTATTCACCCTTTGGTAAGTAATGTCTATGTATTATTTGATCATATCCTGTCTTAAAGTATTGTGCTTCTGTATCACTATCCTCATCTATCTCAACAGTAGTTGTATCTTTAAGAGTTGTAATTAAGACCCACGTATCAGAACCTACAATTCCATCAGCAACTATACCATGCATTAGCTGAAATCTAATAACATGCTTTTCTGTTTGTGGGCCAAAAACACCATCAGGTGTTATACCTAATTGCTGTTGTAAATATTGTACGTCTCTATGTCTATCTCCTTTTTTTATTGTTTTCATTTATTCTATTTTACTAGCAGCCTTTTCCATTTCTGCTTTGAATTCTTTTTCTTCCTCAGATACTTCTTTACTTGGGTTAGCTTGTGCTGCAGCTTGTGCCATAAAGATCTGAGCCTGCATTCTCTCTGCTCTAGCCTTATCAATAGTAGCTAGCAATTCCTCATATTCTGCTTGTACAGTTAAATGTGGAATGTTGTCTTTATAAAATTTTGTGATTTCCTCTCTACGTTGAGCCATTTCTTCTGGACTCATCTGAGGTTCTTTATCCTGTAAGTCAGGATTTAACTCTTTTACTTCTGCCATATCTATTGGTTTTAAAATTTAAATTATTTACAAATATATATAAATAGTTTAAATTTCAAAAGTTTAATAGACTTTTTTATGAAATAGGATTTTGAGTAAGCATGGTTATCAAACTATTAACGTCTGATATACTGTATGATTTAAAACCAACAACAAGATTTTCAACAAACCAATTGTCATCAGTTATTTGATTATTAGAAGGTGTAGTAAATATTGTAGAATCATTAACTACTTTTGAATATATATATTCCTGTGGATTTGTACAGTCTATTTCACTCTTTATAAAACCTGCACTTACTAATTCTGCTTCTGTCATAATCTACCATTTTACTTTGTGTGACCAATATCTTGCTGATAATTTGCTAGGATTTCTATCTTGTGCGTTGTGTCTTGCGTAATAAGATTTTTTTCTAGCTTTATCTTTTTTAGATTTAGGATTTTTACCTGCACCTTTTACGCCTTGTTGTCCAAAACGTATAGTTTTTATTTTATCCCCTACTTTTGCTACTACGACATGGGATTTTTTAGGATGATTAGGAGTACGCTTTGGTTTATTATAACCAGAAACTCCTGCTCTTGCTAGTCTAGGATCTTTTTTCTTTGCCATAGTTATCTTTTTTTACCTTTATGTAAGCCATGTCTTGCATGTTGCTTACCTTTTCTTGTTGCTTCTCTTTTCTTTTTATTAGCTGCAGCTAGTTTAGATCTACCTTTCTTAGAACTTTTAAGCTTTTTGATAGTGGCAGCAGGAGCATATACCTCTCCTGTTTCAGAACTTTTCTTTCCAGAAGGAGTTCTCCATTTTTGTTTAGTCCATCTATCTAGACTTTTTTGTTGTTTTGTTTTTGCCATTACCTTTATGTTTCTTTCTAATAGCTTCTTTACCCTTTTTAAATATTGAAACTACTTGAGTTTTACCCATAACCTTAGCTCTTTGTTCTCCAACAGTTAATATTTGGATCTTTCTAGCAAAAGGTTTTTTTACTTTTTTTACTTTAGCCACTGTTGCACGTGCATCAGCAGGGGTAGCAAACTTTATTTTAACAGTATCTTTTGGATTCTCATCAGTATAAAGTCTTCTACCAGATCCTTTAGGTTTCTTTCCTGTTCCTACTTTAGGATCTTTTTTCTTCTTTGCCATTACTTACTATGCCTCTTCTGTATTTTAAACTTAGCAACTAACGATGCTCCTTTGTGAGGTACAAACTTTCCAGAATGCTTCATAAGTTTAAATCCAGATCCGCTTTTCATCCAGTGGAATCCTGCTGGAGCTTTTACGCTTTTCATTCCGGTTGAGCCACCTTTCTTATATACGCTCTTAGCCATAGGTTTTGCAGCCTTTGGTTTCTTTGCTCTTAATTTTCCCATTATTTCTTTTTGCTTTTATAACCTCCACCTGCTGCTTTATAACGTTTTGCAAGCATTTGAGCCTTACGTGCTGACCACTGTCCTGGTCTACCACCCTTGCTTCCGGCTTTGATTTGGTTAAACAATCTTTTACGCATAGTTGGCTTAGTATAGTTTCCAGAACTATTTACCGTACTTTTTTTCTTTTTTGCTGGCATAATTATTCTTTTATAGTTTTCGGATACGTTTTTTCCAGTATATCCCTAATCTTAGCACATCTTTCATACTCTTCTAGATCTATATAATACGAGAGCATGTTATCTAGTTCAGACTCTTTAGGGCCAGAACAAGGATCATACGCCATTACGGCCTCATGACCACTCTTAAACTTCTTAGCAAGAAGATCCTCAAAAGTAATTTGATCAGTTAGTACTAAATAAGAATTATTATATGCTGTCTCAAGTAGTACAGCGTCTAGTTGCATTTGCTCTATCTCACTCAGTCCATTTTCAAACTCTTCATTTTGATTGTCTTCCCAATGTGCCATGTTTTATTATTTAAGTTATACTGCGTCTATAGGAACAATATACTGAATTTTCCCAACCTATAAAAATTTTTGACTCAGAACATATACCCCACCTGAGTAAAAAAACACCATATACCCCCACCCGGTCCTGCAAATTTTGTGTGTTTGGCATAAGCAAAAGGTTATAGTAAACTGCTCCCCACCTGTTACTTGTGGTTGGGTCACCCCCCGTAATAGTCCACAATAAATTAACTTAAATATTTTTAATTATGGTTTACTTTAGAAAAGTTAACATCAATGCTAACACTGGTAGTGCAACTATCATTGTAAGTAGCAAGCCTATGTCACAAAAGAAAGGTGAGATAGCTGGAATCCAAGTAGGAACAAGAACTCAAGGTGACATCTCCTTTGGTGTTCTATCACTAATAGACCCTGAAACTAATCAGGTGATGCGTAGTGACCACCCAAGTATCAAGGCTCTACAGAGCAAACTGAATCTTGGAGATGAGATGCCTGGCTTTAAACTCTCAGACGTTAAGGTTGTCAACCTAACTACTGGTGAGGAGAACCAGAACCTGTACTGGGTTGAACAAGTCTAGACAGGAACTTGTACCACTTACTAAGCTCTCCACTCTGACTTGACGGAAAGAGTGCAACTGAGTAACCTACAAGAACAACAGGGTGTGTGTAACAGCACACTCTGTTTTTTTAAGACAGTATCATCTGCTTATAACTTCTGAAATTAATTATAACTTCCTATAACTGCTCCCTTCCTCTCAATGGACATTTAATATATAATTAATAAAAATTAAAATTATGGCAAACAGTAAAATTTATTTTAGAAAGTTTAATATTAATGAGAGTACAGGTACAGCAACTATTATTGCATCTGATACACCATTGATACAAAACAACACTACATTAGCCGGTGTTAATGTAGCTACAAGAACACAAACAAATATAACATTTGGCGTGTTAAGTCTAATAGACCCAGAGACCAATAAGGTCATGCGTGCAGACCATCCTGCTATTAAGCAGCTACAATCTAAGCTTAATAGAGGTGATGAGATGCAAGGCTTTAGATTATCTGATAATCCTGTGATAAACCTAACAACAGGAGAAGAAACAGGTATGTTTTGGATAGAAGCTGTGTAAAACAGCAAGTAAACCAGTAAGTAAGTGTAAAATGCAGCTATTATGTTGCATTTGCACTTATTTTTTTTATTTATTGCGTGCATTGCACAATAAATGTGAGGTCAAATACCCACATAAAACCACCTTTTACCACTACATATAATTTCTTGTGACATTAATATATTAATATAGCTAACATTACTATAACTAGAGTAATGTGGATCAACAATACCAATAAGGGCTTTGGTTATAGGTTAGCTTATATAATACTTATGTCTTTCCTCTATAGGATGAGAGGCATAGTACCCGCAATATTGCACATCACTTATATAAATCAAATTATGAAAAGAATCATTTATTTTATCGTATTACTATTCTTAGCTGCACCTGTTATACAGTCATGTAGCTCATCCAGAAAATATTGCAAGACATCTAAGAAGAAGATGAAACCACTTAAATGTTGGAATGCAAAAAAACAAAAGTATGTAAGATGTTAAATCGTATCATACTATTCCTTCTATGTATAGCCATAATTGGTTGTGAGAAGGAGCCAATAGATATCGTACCAGAACAAGTCAATGATATAACTTTATATTACAATGGCTATCATGATACAGATACTAACGGTACAATTACATGGGAATATTATGCATGGGATGACAATAATATGTCTATCTATGTTAATCAGTTCCTTAGTACAAACCCAGTTGATCGTACTGGTGGAGGATTCATGTATTGGGCTATTACTGTAAATAGCACTGGTGTTATGAATGCAGAACCAGATTATCACATAGTAAGTGAAACTTATTACACTGAATGGGATCATTATAATGCAGATTATTATTTTAAAGAAACAATACTTTCAGATCATATTACCAATGGTGATGTGATTACTTATTATTAATCATTTAAATCAATTATTATGTTAAAATCAATCACACGTTCATTTGTGAAAATACTATTTGTAGTTATTTTCCCTATAAGTTTTATATATCTATGCTTTCATTTGGCTAATACAAATGGAGCATCAACAGAATTGATAGTTGGCATGATCCTATTAGGGATATGTGTCATATTTAATTCTATAATGTATCTAGTCTTTATGTCAAGGGTAAGAATGTTACCTAAGATTACTGTAGAACTAGTACCAATCTTTGGATTTGCCTTTGGTATAGATCCAAATAATACAGCAAACAAAATATCTTGGTTGTTGCTTATACCGTTTGTGTCATTTGAATTTACTTCAAATACATTAAAAGATGAACAATAGTTCACACAAACAGTACCAGTAATTAGTTATTACTATAATTAACTACTGTAGTTAGGCCTTGAGACATTGGTTGAGTAAGTGGTGACCAGAAAAAGGGCTGTAGCTGATAGTTTTTCTTTTATAATTGTTTAGACTTGATGCTACAGTCCTTTTATTTAACTGCTCCCTTCCTATTATATGTCATTAATCCAATAAAAAAATAATTATGTCTTTTAAAATTAATCAAAACATTATGGAAAACATATTGAAGAATGTGTTATTCCCAAAAGGCCCACGTAATAGTGAGCATATATTTAGAATACTTATGTTTGAATTACCAGATCATGCTAAAGAAACTATTTTGCATCTTAGCTTATCTGAAGATCAATACACTCCAGTTAAAGTTGGAGACTATGTAACCTTTGAACCACCAAGCTATCATTCAGGTGAAGAGTTTGAATGGGATATCCTAGAAGATATGGGTTTAAGCCCAGGTGAAGGTAGGGTATATGGTATTGTAAAAGGTGATACATCATGGGGTAATAAAGAGTTTAATCCTTTTTATAGCTCATTGAAGATTGATTGCTTATATCATGATACAGAAAAGAAATTAAGAAAGTATGAGCATCAGATTAGTCCATTAGAATTAAAAGTAGTACATGAGACTGATATAAAATATTATAATATCTTAGATGAGAATGTTATACCTCAACCTTTAAATAAAGAAGAAGATGGCTAAACTGTCCATAGAACTGTTACAGTCTGAACAAAAGGCTTATGCTGAGTTGAAACAATCAATCATACATAGCGGTGGTAAAATTGCACCGTTTGGTAAGTATATGAATGATAAGTTTCATCTTAATGATCCAGTTTTAGAGAAAGAGAAAGAGCAAAGTATGGCCTTTCTTATTTTATTAAAAGATCATGTCAAAGAATTCAAGTAGATTTGGCATAGTAAAGTATGATGTATTATCAGATCCTAACATAAGTATGCAAGCTAAAGGACTATATAGTCTGATAGCTTGTTATGCAAATAAAGACCGTGAGGCTTATCCATCAGCCTCTACACTTGCTGACTCAATGGATGTATCTCAAAGATATATTTTTAAACTCTTAAAAGAGTTGAGACAGCATAATTATATAAAAAGAGTAAATGGCAAGATAGTTATTGTTTAACTGTTAGCTATATTACTGCAAAATAATTTTGAATTCACCTGAAAGTTTCCTATAATTAGTGACTCAACGGTAGTTATATTTCTATATTTGTAAAAGAATATGATAATACAACTACCCAATGGACGCATAATTGAGTGCTCAGTAGAGCAATATCTCTCATTAACTGATGAAGAGGTACAGGATCTTAATGGTTTGAGTTCAGCATACACAAAAGAAGTGGTCAATCCCTTTTATAATAGCTTCGCAGGCAAGCATGTCAAAGTCATAGACTATGAACTAGAGTTCATAGATGAGCATGAGCCAGCACTTGATGAGATAGAAGCATTTGAAAAGCTTGATGACCCATATTTTCATTCAGATGATTTATAATCATCAATAATCAATTTAATAACTTTTAAAATTTAAAAAAATGCAAGGCAACGTAAAAGTATGTGCTGATGACATGGGTAATGTTATCGTTCAATCAAAAAACAATCCAGAGTATGGTTATATTAGATTATCTCAAGAGAGAGTTACATTTAGTCAATCAGGATTTGTAAACAAAAAATCATTTTCTGCTTTACTTAATGGTAAAATAGAAGACTTACAGTCATTAGACTTTAAGAAAGATGATACTATAGCAGGTAGAATTGTAGTTAAGGAGTCATTACAACCTTTCAACAATAGTATGCCAGATAGAGATCTTAAATATGCAGGTACTACAGGTATTGTATGTACTGCAGAGGTAGTAGATCCTGAAACAGGAGAGTTACAAGAGCTACCAATATATAGAAAAGCTTATTATACACAGAATGCTGCAGAGCAAGATGTATTTATAGCACACACCAATGGTCAACAGATCAGAGAGGCTAATGGTGCAGCTACTCCTAAGAGTCAATTAGAGGCTTTAGGTGTATCTGAAGATGTTGCAGAGGTAAATGAAGAAGATGATATCAAAGCAGAAGCTGCGGTAGAGTCTGATGTTACTGAGGATGTTATTGAAGAAGAAGTTGCAGAAGTTGAAGAAGAAACTTTTGAACTCTAATTAGTAGTAGTTTGTTTTTGGAATAAGGGGAGGGTAATACCTCCCTTTATTTTTATAGAACTACCACTGCTCCCTTCCTTTAAAACGGAATCATCACTTAATCAATAACAATAAATAAACAATTATGCTATCTCAGGAACAATTACAAATACTAAAACAACATCAACAAAAAGAAATCCTTTCAAGAAGAGAGGAGCGTTACCACTACTATGGTTTACTAACTGAATATCAGTTACACCCACCATCAATAGTAAACTCTTTAAGTTACGCTAAGCTAAATCCATATCAACATTTTTTGTTTAAACGTGTACTACATGGTCTAAAGGTTTATAAACCTGAAGAAGTTAGGAAGTTACACTGGGACAAAAAGCGTAGGATAACTAAGGTTTGGAAACGTGGACAAAGAGAGATAAATGCTTGGAAGCAAATGATATGTAATAAGAAAATAAATGCGTATCTTAGTAAAACTTTTAAGCATTCACCTTTAGCACAGTATATTGCAAATATACCAGCTGAAGAAACCTTAGATGATTATACTAACACAATGACATTCAGAGAGTTAGGTATAACATATGAGGATGTAATATTAAAATTCATGTCATTAGGGTTGTTACCCAGAAATTATTTAACACTAAAAAATGAGTATCAAAAAGGTGTCTAAAAAAATGTCTAAGCTAAATACTGCTTATAGCAAGTTGCGTAAGGAGTATTTGGCTGACAATCCTATCTGTCATGCAAAAATACATAAGTGTACTTTGCATGCCACAGACGTTCATCATAAACATGGCCGTGGTGTATACCACTTAGAAAGATCTACATGGTTACCAGTTTGCAGAAACTGTCATATGTGGATAGAAGAACATCCAGCTGAAGCCTTTGAATTAGGTTTTTCAGGCTCAAGATCATAAATTTATGGTCCCATAGCTCAACTGGATAGAGCAACAGCCTTCTAAGC